GGCGATAGCCAAGGCCAACAAGGATACGCTTGCAAACACCTCATCTTCTGATTTTGTCCCCCACGAAGCCACCGGGGGATACATCACAAAAAAAGCTGATGGGGGTAGCATTGATACTGCCCCCGTTAAACCTGCGCCAGATGCCGTTACACTTGCGCCAAACTCCAACGTTGAGCCGGAATCCAAACCGGTAGACTCGACAAAGCAGTATAAGGATGTGTTCCAAGATGAACCCTTGCTAGACCGTGTAGGGGAATACCTTGGGGGGTTTAAGGACTTGATGAAGTACCGTTTCTCCGATGGTAAGGGTTTAGATCAGCACATAACCTACAATAACCAATTGAAGTCCCAGTTCCGTGAAGCATATCCCGAGCTTAAGGATGACAAGCAACGTAGTGGTTTGCTGGATGCAGCGGTTAAGTATGCGGGAGCCTACGACTGGGCGGCACGTCCTAATGTAAGTCCTGAAGATGCGCGGTCCATGGCCCGTGCTTACCAACTCTATGATTACAACACCAGCGACCGTACTCCGTCGAATGAGCTGTCTGACTACTACCGCAATCTGGCAGGTGTAGAGCAGGGCATTAAGCACAGAGCGGAAGGCCGTCGGTTGAGCGAGTCGGAGTTGATGAAAGAAGCGCTTAACTACGCGATATCGCAGACTGGTGGCAATATGCCATTGACCCGGCCAGAGCTATTTAATCGGGAATACAGTAAAGGTATGAAGGCGAAAAAAGCTGACGGTGGCCTGATCAGAAAGTACGACGAAGGTGGGGATGTCTCGCCAATGAGCTACGACGAGTTAGCGGCGCAGATGCAGAGGGTTGGTGAAGCGCCGAGAGAGGCCCAGACCCCTGAATCGCGGACCACGGTCCGGGAACAAAGTGAAAGCGCGAAGATGCTGGAGCGTTTGGCTGCAGCTACTCCGTTAGAGCAGGACCTCTATAAACTATCAGGTATGGAGCCGGGGCTTGATCGGGCCACTTTTATGCCGTGGGCGGGTAGTAGTGAAAAAGGTAACTTGCAGCTTGCTGTTCCGGGCGCACTTTATAAGATAGCGAAAGACGCAAACGCTCCCGGTGCGGCTGCGCGTGGGGTGCCTGTAGGCAAAGACGAAGCCGTGGATGCGGCCATGAACCTAGTAGGGACAGGTCTGGGTACTAGCCACGCGATAGGTCCTGCAGCAGAGGCGGGTAAAACCGTGTTGGGCATGGCCGTGAAGAGTAAAGGCGTCAAGACAGCGGCTGAAAAGTTAGCGGATCTTGGCACTTATTACCATGGGACAGATAAAAACATTTTAGATTCCGCTGGAAATTTAAATTTTAAAACGGGGCAGAGAGGGGCTGTGTTTTTGACTCCAGACCCAAACTTTGCTGACAAGTATGCGTTGAATGATACGCAGTTACTGCCTAATGATATTGACAGAATGGCTAAACAAGGGGCACCTGCACCAGAGGGGGCATCTGTTTATCCTGTCACTCCCAATGTTTCAAAACCCTTTGATATTAATAACAAGGATCATCTTGCCCAACTAAAAAGTGTAGTGACTGTAGGGGGTGCTCAAAAAGCGCGTTGGAAACCCACACAAGAATTTATAGAACAAAAAATAAGAGAAGAAAATCCGTGGGTAGCAGTAGAGCGGTTATTGCCTGACATTAAAAAAGCGGGTTTTGATTCTGCTTTTATAGAAGAAATGGGCAGAAGAAACCTTGCGGTATTTGATCCTAAAAACGTAGAGTCGGCACTGTCTAACAAAGGCGTTAAGACAGCGGCTGCTGATCTGCTTGATCTCTCACAAGGAGCCAAGGCGGCAAGGCAAGTAGAGCAAGGTTATACCGGACCCCTTTATCACGGGACAGCCGATATAGAGAACGAAGGGTTTGACGAATTTAACAAGAAGTTCTACGGTTCCGTAACAAATTCCCCCAGTGCAAAAATGGGTACATGGCTAACAGATGATCCCCAAACAGCCAACATATACGCTTCTTTTGCGCCGTTCAGTGCGCTTGAAAAATTAAAAAACGATTATGAAAAGATTAGTAATAATCTTTTTTTCAAAAAAAGTAAGCTTGAAGGAGAGGCACGTACCGCTGCTAGAGAAAAAGACAAACTAAAACTTGCCCCACTAGCGGATAAAATTAAACAAGCAACGGAAGCATTAGAGGCAGGTGTCCCAGACCCTGCTGAAGCAAGAAAGTTCTTTCCTCTTCCTACTAGAATCGGCGGAGGCGGTGGAGCAAATATAATGCCCGTAAGAGCGCGTGGCAATTTCATGGAATATGATGCTGCAAATACTAGTATAAGAGAATTGCGGGATAAAAAAGGTCTTACGAAATTAGCAAAAGAAGCGAGAGAAGGTGGATATGATGGGCTTAAAATAACTAACTTTTCAGACCCTTTGTCTGCGCCACATGCTACTCATTATCTAGTGTTTGATACTAAAAATATCAGGTCTGAATACGCTGGCTACGATCCCTCCAAGCTAGAGTCTTCGGATCTAGGACACGCCCAAGGCGGCTCCGTCACCAAAAAAGCCAAAGGCGGAAGCGTAGAACGCGTGTACAATGACCGCAAATATACTTAAAGGATACGAAGATGCCGATAGATAGGGCTGTCAACTTAGCACCTAACTCTGACTTGCTTGAAGGCACTAGTGAGTCGCCAGACATCGAGATCGTTCTTGAGGACGATGGCAGCGCTACTATTGAGCTAGGGGAAGACGACGAAGATGATGTTGGCTTTTACGGCAACATCGCAGAAGTTATAGATGACGGGGACCTTGGTCGGATATCCATGGACCTGATGGCATTGTTTGAGGCCGACAAGTCTAGCCGTTCCGATTGGGAACAGATGTACTCCAAGGGCCTTGAGCTATTGGGCTTGAAGATTGAAGAGCGTACCAAACCCTTCCGTGGCGCGGCGGGCGCGGTCCATCCGATGCTGACTGAGGCAATTGTTCAGTTCCAAGCACAGGCATTTAAGGAGTTGATGCCTGCCAGTGGTCCGGTACGTACTCAGATCGTGGGCAAAGAGACTTTAGATAAGGTCCAACAAGCTTCACGCGTACAAGATTTCATGAATTATCAGATTACTTCGGTAATGAAGGAATACACCCCGGAGTTTGACCAGCTTCTTTTCTACACGGGCTACGGCGGATCGACTTTCAAAAAGGTTTATTACGACGAACAGATAGGCCGTATGGTCAGTCGGTTAGTTCTGCCCGACGATATGTATATCCCGTATAACGGTTCAAGTGTTATTTCGGAATGTCCGCGTCTGACTCACCGCATTTCCATGGATACCAACGAGCTTCGCAAGCGTATTGTCGCGGGTGAATACCTTGATGTGATGATAGACGCCAAGGCAACACCGTCTTACGCCAACCAGATACGTTATTCCATTGATAAAGCTACGGGTGTTGTGCAAACAGGCTCCCCGGAAGAAGCTTTTCTATTGGAATTCCAAGTGTCGTTGGATATTCCGGGCTTTGAGGACATGGATGATGACGATGAGCCGACTGGAATTAAGCTCCCTTACGTAGTTACCATTGACGAAGCCAGTGCAAGGGTAATTGGTGTACGTCGTAACTGGGTAGAAGGGGATGAAAAGAAACGTCGTCGTGAATATTTTGTTCATTACGTATTGGTTGAGGGCCTTGGTGCGTATGGCTTGGGCTTTGTTCACCTAATCGGTGGCCTTTCCAAGACTGCAACCAGTGCATTACGTCAATTGTTAGACGCGGGTACGCTGTCTAACCTCCCTGCGGGCTTTAAAGCGAAGGGCGCGAGGATCGCGGACGACGATACGCCGATCCAACCGGGCGAATGGCGTGATATTGATGCCGGTGGGGCAGAACTTTCGGCTTCCTTGTTGCCTTTGCCCTACAAAGAGCCATCACAAACGCTATTTCAGCTACTGGGCTTTACGGTTGACGCGGGTAAACGTCTGGCTAGCACTGCGGACATGCAGGTGGGCGATGGAAATCAGCAGGCAGCGGTAGGTACTACGATTGCATTGCTTGAAAGGGGTTCGATGGTGATGTCTGCCATCCATAAGCGCCTATATTACGCCCAGACCCAAGAGTTTGAGATGCTGGCCAAGGGTTTTGGTGAGTATTTGCCTGACGAATACCCTTATGACGTACCGGGTGCTAGTCGCAAGATCAAGAAATGTGACTTTGACCACATGGTTGCGATATTGCCAGTGGCTGATCCGAACATTTTCTCTGCTGCCCAACGCATAACGTTGGCACAGACGCAGTTGCAGTTAGCGCAGTCTGCTCCTCAGATGCACAACATGTACGAAGCGTATTACCGCGTCTACGCGGCAATGAACATCCGTGACATTGATGGCCTCCTGCGCGCGCAGAGCAATAACCTGCCTAAAGATCCTGCTACTGAGAACGCTGACGTGCTGGAGAACATGGAGCTTAAGGCTTTTGCGGGCCAGCAGCATGATGCGCACATTGCGGCACATATTATGATGGGCTTATCGGTATTAATGCAGGCTAACCCCATAGGCGGCGTGATGCTATACAAGCACATCATGCAGCATATCCGTTTGAAAGCCGAAGAAGATACTGAAGCGGAACTGTATGTTGAATACGGGTCGGATCCAGACCACATGGTCTCTGACTTGCAGCGCGAAGGCATGATATCGTTGAAGATTGCGCAGTTCATGCAGGAGATGCGGGCGCTTCAGGATAAGCTGGCCAATCCCGGCGGCGGTGGCCAAGATCCGATTGTTGCGTTGAAATCACAGGAGCTTCAACAGCGTGCAGCGAAGGATCAGGCAGATATCAAGTTGAAGGAAGAAGGCTTGCAGCTTGATCAGTCTAAGATTGCGCAGAACGAAAAAGCTAATCAAGAACGGATTGCATCACAGCAGAAGGTTGCTCAGATGCGAACAGGTGTTGCACTGCAGCGGATAAACCAACCGCGTAAAGGAGGCTAAGATGCCACTTAAGAAAGGGTCCAGTCCCAAGACTATTAGCAAAAACATCAGCGAAGTTATGGGTGCTTACAAAGAAAAGGGCAAGATCGGTACTAGTACGCCAAATAGCAAAGCCAAAGCGCAGAAACAGGCTATTGCGATTGCCCTTTCTACTGCGGGTAAGTCGAACAAGATGAAAGAGGGGGGCAAAGTTATAAGCCGTCCTAAGGGCCGTCAGGGTCCAAGTATGATTGTTAAAAAACGTGACGGAAACAATCCAGTAAAGATATACTGACAGTTGCTCCAGCCTCCAGACAGTGGCTTATAACCGTCTGCTTTTCATGGGAAACACCATGCTCGAATTTGCAGAAAAAATATTGCGAGAAATTCGCAAACTACAGCAAGACTCCGAAGCAATCGTGCTCAATGGCACCATTGCTGATATGGAACGCTACCGTTTCATGATGGGTCGTCTGGAAGGCATAAAATTAACAGAAGCCCTTATCAAACATGAA